CGTTATTTATCCAGAATTGACCTGCGTCAATTTGGGTGGCTGTTTCGGTAGGAAGAAAAATTGTGGTTGTCCCTGCGATACCTGTTGCCAAAGTCGCTGCACCGTCAGAGTCTAACAAAGTCGGGCAGGCTGCGAACATTTTAACAAGGACGACTCCCGTGACAGTGTAGATTGCTCCACCATCCAAAGTCCCACCATCATCCCCCCAAGCATTAGTTGTAGCTCCAGCAAAAGTAATCGTTCGTTTTGTCCTAAAAGGGAAGTCTCCAGTCAAAACCTGATGGTTTGCATCTCTATCCATTGAAGCGGCAAATTTACTCATGTTTTCAGTATACCACTAATTACCATAGGAAAATCAAGACTAAGAGACCGTTGGTTTAACAGACAGACCGAGGATGTTGGCTGTTGCTGTATAAGACTGCATGTGAATCCTACCCGATGCGGTGGCTTCCCAATCAGTAATACCAAGGTCAAGAAATGGGGCTCCAGTTACTAGAACATGGCCCGTGGCTGTTTGTGCCGACAAATTCATACAGGCAGTCATTGCCGTTACATCATTGGCAGAAAATGAGTAAAAAGTATTGTTTTTAAATTCAATCCATCGGTCAATAGCTGATGTGCCAGTAAACAAAACATGGACTGGAGTTGCCGCATCAATTGCGGCTAGGAATTTACAATCTTCGAATACGTTTCTAGAAGAAGCACTGGCAAATTCTAGGGTAGCATTGGCAGCCGACCTCATAATCGTATCTTGTCCAAAAGTACAACCTACAAAAAAGTTTTCTTGTCCACCCGTAATATATAAAGCTCTGGAAGCGGTATCGTCACCGGAGGTGGCGTTTAAGGCTCCCTTAAAGTCACAACCAACGAAAGAATTGTAGTCTCCGCCATTGATTTGAACCGGAACATTTACATCGTCTGTACCAGCAAAAGTAAGATTCTTAAAAATACAACCTCTTTCAGTAATGGACAACGACCCTGCAGCCGTTCCCGTTGTACCAGTAAAATCCATACCCGCCCTTGTATCTTGAGCAAGTGGGGCGGAACTACCAATTAAATGAGTAAATCTTTTGGCCCATGAAATAGCGGTAGTTTCTGTCGTTCTGCCGGTTCCACCTGACGGTGCGATAACAACGACATCATGGTTTCCGCTTACACACTTTCCATAAGCGACACCCACTGTAGCCAAAGCATCGTTCTGTCTCTTACCAGCATTGGCAGTGTCTGAACCGGCATTAGCGTCAACATAAAAAATGTTGCCGATATGGGGCAAACCCAACATTCCCGCCAAGTCTTCGGGATAAATTTTGTGTCCCATTTTTAAAGCTGGAATATAAGAGCTTAGTTTTCCCATGTTATTCTTCTGACCCATCAGGTTCAACCGCTTCTAATTCTCCCTTTCTGCCTGAACCACCGCAGTCGGGACAACTTCTTTCGCTTCCAGACTTAACACCTACTCCGCCACATTCTTTGCAGAGTGGTCTTTTGTCTTCATATTTTATTTCTGATTTCTTTTTGGCCATTTTTATTAAAAAACCCCTCATGAGGGTTGTTATTTAAAAGTTCATCCTGAATCAACCCTCAGTCCTCGTCAATGAACTTAATCAATTCTTAGATATACTGCATGGTATTTACCAGAAGCAGTAGCCTGAATTGCATTACCGATTATGTACTGTTGAGTAGCTGTTGCGACTAATTCAACGTCTCCAGCGGTACTTGGGTCCATCATTAAGCCATACCCCGCCGCAACAGTGGTATCTGCCCTGGCCCCGAACACTCCCCGAGTCTGCAGCCAGCCATAATATCCAGAAGTGTAAGTCATCAACGCCCCACCAGTCGGAACAGTCACCGAATTGGCTGTCGTCACGACATTCTTAAATGGATTCCTCTCGACATCAATTGTAGAAGTAGTATCAAGGGCCACCAGAAGCGAGTCTTCAAGTTTAACTACGGCCCCAGTCTGCCCGGAAGTCCAAGCCAAATGAGCGGAAACTTTAAGGGTCTGGCCAATACCTGTTGCGGCAGAAACAATCATAAATCCTTCTGTGTATTCATTTGCGGAGGAAGTTGTGGCCGCATGAGTAAAGGTAACTGAAGTGGCCCCGATTGCGGCAGCCGCCGTCACAGCCATATTCACAGTTAGAGTATCAATCGCCGGAGATACCGTCAATTCACCAACCGAAACTATTTCTCCCAATTGGGCATAGCGGAAAACTCTTCCATCAGCAGAATCAACCCTGGACCCCAGTTGGTGCTGTTGAACAGAACTCTCTTTAAAAGGGTTCAAGTCAAAAATTGATGGTACTCCTGTAAAGGCTTGCATATTTTTATTATACGCCGGTTATCCCTGTCAATCGACCCTGGCGGCCCGGGTTCCAGCTGACAAAGTTACCCAGCAAATAAATATGAGCAACTTCACCGTATTGGTTGATGGGCCTCATAAAGCCGGTCCATTGAAATCCGACATTCTTTGAGGGAGCCTCAACATAAACACCGTCAATCATTCCGCCTGCACCCAGGTCAATTGCCTTAAGGTCGGGGTCATTCAAACCATACCATTGCAGATATTCCTCGTTGGCGGCCCAAAGTGTTTGAGAAGTGGACTTTTCATCAGCAACCCAGGGAATACCTCTCCAAGTGTAAGCCACGAATCCAGCCGCACCTTTGAGTTCTGCCGCCCGGATTGGACCTTTAGAGGTTCTGGTTACCATCGGCATACCATTAGCCTGATAGTTGGCTTGGATTGTTGGAGTCAGCAAGGATTCACCCAAATCCCAAACAGTTTCGTTGGAGACGAAAGCGGTGGGTCTCTGGCGAATAGCCGAGCCACGAGAAATAGCGGAAGTCAAAGTTGCAACTTTATCCAGGTCCAAGACTCCACCAGAAGCGGTACGAGTTCCAGCCAAAGTTGGATAAGTTGTGCGGGAAAGTCCACCCAGAGTCAAAACGGAAGTACCATCATCAATTAAAGCATCCCAACCCAGAAAGTCTTTGTTGGAATTGCTGGTCCCATCTGCATAAAGCATGGTTCCGATGGAATCCAAAGCATCTTCCTGATTAGACTCGACTTCGGTCTTTACTAAGTTCATTACTTCAGCTTCAGTGCGGTTAACTGCTTTCTCCATACCAGGGATAGCCACGGGCATTTCGTAACCTCTCAAATCGTAGGTCATGAGCACGCGGGTTTCGGCAGTGGAAGTAGAATGGGTATCAAGACCGGAGAAGGAACCACCCAGACCAGACTTATTTACTTTAAGAGGGCGAGACAATTGATGTCCATTCCATTTCTGAGCGTTGGATAAAAACCGGAAGGTAATAAAGTTATCCTCTAAAATGGTGTCTATTGCTTTTGGCAATATTTCATCTTGAGTTATTGTAGTGACTCTATTTGTGAATGTCATTTTCAAAAAAAATACCCGCCAACCAAATTGGTTGCGGGTAATACTGTACCTCTAACAGACATCCTAAAACTATTTTAAAAGTTTGTCAAGCCCCCCCCATTAATAGCCAGCTCTAGCTTGCATGACCATTTTCTTTGTTCCCTTTTTGCTCCGCATCTCTTTGACAGCCTTTTTTGCCATTGCCGCCATATTCATTTTATTCGGGTCCATCATTGGTTTTTGATTATCTGGCATCATATTTATTTAGCTCTGTTCATCATAGCACTTTTTTTAACATGCTGGGGCAAAGCCTTAATATCCGAGGTCTTAGCGGCAAATTCCTTTGCCATTCTCGGTTTTTTAGCAAACATAAATCTGGCTTGGGCTTTACTTTTGAATGGCATAATTTATATTTTTTGCAAAGCCTTAATTAAATTAGCCACACTGGATTTAACCGACTCGCCCGAATCCATACATCGCTTCCGGGCAGCATAATACAATTCGTCAACTACCCGCCATTCTGCCATCTTAGCACTATTATCAACTAGAGTATTACTTTTAATTGCTTCTTTTACCACCGGATTATCCGACCCCAAACCTACCAACCGCCTTTTAAGAGCCTCTTTGCGAGCTTTATATTCTTTATCTCCGGCAACCATAGGTTCATTCATCTTGCTCCTCTAAACATTGACAACATCTTTGTCATTATACCCCCCCTATTCAAATCAGGATTTTCCGCATCCGCCGGGGTTGGGGCTGCCGGTGAAGCTGGACCAGTTGGAGATGGAGGCCCACCAGCCGGAGGAGTTGGACCCGCTGGAGGAGTTTGCGGATTTCCCGGAGCTCCCATAGATTGCTTTACTAATTGTAATGTCGCCCGGAGATGGTCAACCACCAACTGGTGAGCTTCTGGGTCTAACTGTTGAAAGGCCGGAGATTTAATAAATCCCTCAAAAGTCGCCAGGTAAGATTTAGAAGCCCCCTCTTTTGGCGGAACCGCTTCACCGGCAGTTAATCTTTGCAAAACTGCCATCGCCTCCTGGTCCTGACCAGTCGTTTGCTCAATCTGTAGAATTTCATTCATATAACGATCTGGAGTCCAGAGGAAGTAGACTAATCTCTTTGCCGCCTCCCTCGGGTTCTGATAGTGCAATTTCTCAAAGAAAGTTAATGGATCAACTCTGCCGCCGAGTTTTGCCAACTCAATCGCATCAGATTTATCAACCGTCTTATCGTCCGGCATCATCGAACCTGCCTGAATATGAATTTCCATACCATCCTCAATCTTGTCAGCCGAAAAGGCTACAAAGGAAGTTCGACCTGTTTGCTGATCGGAATACTTAACAAAATGCTCTTCTGTCGCAAACACTTTATATAATTGTGTAATTCCACCAAAAATCTTGACTGCCCCAACTTCTAACTCTTCTGACAAAGTACGATTCCGTCCTAAATCTGACCGCTGGGACATGACTTCTTGGCCAAGTGTGGGGGACTTAGTTCTTTCTCCCCGGAGCGGAGCGTGAGTACCAAAAATATTATCCACTTCATTTCTAGCATCAAATTTTTCCTCAGTCACATAATTGGGAAGTAAAGGAGGTGGAACACGAGCAAAAGCCGCCCGGACATCACCATCCACCAAAATAGACTGCTTCGGGTCGCCCACATAATTTTCAGCATCCCCGGCATTTATCATTTGAGTATTAAAAATCTTAGTAGATTCAGCCTGGTCAGCATTATTGACACTTTGACGACCCCGTTTTTCCAAAATGTCTTGTTGATTGGCAGCTTGTTCGGTTAAAGAAGTGTCATCTATTACATATTTACCCAAAGACAGGAAGTTAAATAAAACATAGGGCTTTTTTGGAGCATCAAAATAATTCGACTTCCCAGCCTCAGTTTTGTAATTAAAATAAGGGTTTAAACCCGAACCCATTAATAAATCTTTTATTTTCCAACACACACCCTCTCGTTTCTTACCGTTTGAGTCTAAATAGGTGAACCAAATCTCAACATACCCAGTCCTTTTTCCCAAAGTCCGGTAATTCCCGGTCTCCGCCGCCATCAAAGCATAAATCGCATCCTTTTTGTCCGAGAATTTATAACCCAATTCTTCCACCGTGGCATTCATGTATTCGGCAACCAGTGGAATATTGTCTCGGTCCTCAGCTTCCTGCTCAAAAACGACCTTGTGGGGACGAAGTGTCACTATCGAAGGGTCGCCATAGTAATCTCCATCCTCTTTTAAGCCACCGGATTGGAAATCCCAGGTATATTTCATAACTCCGACCCGATAACCAATGAGTAAATGCCGGGCAACCATTTGGAATTTAGCTTTTAAGCCCCAATCTTCAGATTTTCTCTTTAAAACCTTGCCATAATTACCAGCCAATTCCCGAGAGGCATCAGTATCTTGACCCTCAGTTAAAATTGGCTCTGGAAGCTGGCCAACCAGAGAACTAACCAAAGTCTCAATGGACACAAAAATCCGGTTATCTTTGTATGGGGCTTCAAAATCATAAAGTTGGCTTTTAGAATCAACTTCATAATTCCGATTCAACCAGCGTTTCTCATTGTCTTCCCGAATTTTTTTAATAGTTTGTTCTTTTTCCCACCAAGCCACCGAATCCTCTACCCTAGTATTTATTACCTGCAAAAGCTGGTCTTCGGTTAAATCAAGTGAGAGTGAGGAAGCTTCCCTAATCAAACCCTCTTGATTTTCGGTGCCAGTCAAAGTCGAGGTGTCGTTAGGTTTCATAGATCAATTATATACTTTCATACTATAATCCGATAAAGCCACTTGCAGCGACTACAAAGACGTTCAGAAAAAGCCTTATCATTAGGCGAATCCGAACCAAAGGTAATCGCCTGGATAATATCATCATAGGTCATCACCGGCATCCCGCAATTCAAGCATCGCATATAAAATTGTTGTCCAGTCTTCACCCCCGCCAGGAAAACGCAAACTCGTCTCACGTTCCCGTTTGAATCGGTAGGTGTTATCACTTCTGTCGGATTATGCTGGTATTTATCATTCATTTCCAACCTCTCCTTTTTTGTAACTTTCTCGCCCGTTCAAGTGCCTCATCAAGGTTGAGAGCCGGAACGGTTGAGTCGGCAGAAACTACCGGATTGCCTTTACGGGTCACTCCGCCTCCCGCCCGGACAATTCCACCCTGGCCTAAAGTTTTCTCCAGGGCAACTCTCCAATATACTGTAGCATGAGCGAAGTGGTCAGGTCTACCTTCAATGGTCGCCCACCTTGGTTTTTGCACTCCGGCAGGAGTAGTATCAATCATCCGATATACCTGCTCCCAATGGTTAATATAAGTTTCCAGCTCAGTTGAGGTAGTATTAAAAATAATATCTCCAGCATTTAATTCCGCTACCACAGCATCAATAATTTTTAAACGGTCCGATTTAACTTCATACTGCTCCCAACGAATAGTGCCGATTTGGTTTTTGTCCGGTTGATAGTAATGAACAAAAACCTTACCAGGATATTTCTTGGCCAACTTAGACGGGGTGTTCGGGTAAGGCATCGCATCAATCACCATTGTGGCCCCATACTGATTTCTCAGATTTTCGATTTCTCCCCAGTCCTCAGTAATACCGACTTTAAATATGCCGTAGCGATTTCCTATTACATAATGTTTTTCAACACCGTTATCGACTCCTATGGCCACGTTGGACTTGGGATTATAACCGGGTGAGATACATTTAATTATCGTTTCCCGACTAATAGATGTATCCTTGGATATATATGGTAAACCGAGAGTAAAATTGTAAAACACTTCTTGGTCTCCCAAAGAATCATCTATAATTTTTCCAGCAGAAATCCAAGGAACAAAAACCTGAGAAATCCAGTAACCTGAAACTTCCGAGTCAGTTTTATTAACCCATCTGCCATTTTGTAAATCCTCTCGGCGGAGGGGATTATGACACTTCCCACAAATCCTCTCCCGAGTCTCGAAATTGAAATTGTCCGGGAACATTAAATACCAGTCGTAATTACAACGGGAACACTTAACAAACCAATGTTTTTGATCTGACCTTCGCCAAAGTTCGTCTACTCCATAGCCTGGAATAGTTGGATTACTAAATCTCCATTCCCAACCAAGCTCTGGCATTTCCCGTTTGGCATCATCCAGTCGAGAGCGATAGGTTTTAAGAACCATTTGGTTGGACCTGTCATACTCATCGTTAATCAGGATGTGGGCGGAGATGCTTATAGCTTCTGTTTGCTCGTAGCTGCCACGATAATAAATAAAGCGGTTGCCAACCTGTTTAAGCGAAGTAGAGGACGACCCCATCATTTTCTGGATGGTTGGGTTATTGGCAATTAGCGGATCAACTTTTGGAACAACGAAATCCTTGGCCATGTTTCGACTCGGAAAGGTATGAATTATGTTTGCTCCAGCATATCTGGCTAAATGAAAAGACCGTAAAATGGCCAGGGTAGACCAGCCAATTTGAGCACACTTTAATGCTACTTGCATCGGAGTATTGTCCAGATAGGGAGCAATCATGAAAGTATGGTCCCGAAATTCTATGGGCGACCCATTCTCATTCCGAATATTATTTTTCAAAATCCAGACAATTGAGTTCCAAGCCTCTGCTTTATCCAAATTAAATCCATCTGCCCTGCTTGGGTCTATCATCAATCCAGTATAGATTAAATTCTCTTCGAATTATACTTTTAGGTCAATACTGGCACTTCTTTAGCTTTGATTCCACAGAGTAAAAGTGCTAGACATCGCTCGTGGCAGAATAACTTCCCACTCTTCAACTCCCAAGCAAAAAGCCATTCCCATTACTGGAAACAGCTTAATGCTCGACCATACTATCTCTGCGACACAATATTGTCAATCGTGTGTCTTGAACTCTTACATTCGGTCAGGGTTTAACCCTTCACACGTTGGCTCAGTTGTTAGGCTTCTCTCGCGCTTGAAGTCCAAACTTAGCTCTTGGGTTGATTATACTCCTTCTTTTCTCCATCATGGATTGGAAGGACCGGGAGTAGCGGCTTCAACTCTGAATTTAGCTAATTTGATCTCCCAGATCAATTCTGATACTTTGACGCTTACTTCATAACTATGCAAACCAGGATAAGATTTTCCTAATTTTCCCTCAAATTCGTAAGCAAGATCATAAGTATCAACTACTAATCCTTCAGTTATTATAATTTTCATTTTCCTCACCTCCTTTTCGGCATGGGATGGGGGTGGTTAACATAACCCCTCGGACCTAATCTGTTCCAACCACGCTTCAAAAGTCATGGGTGTAACCCCGCGAGAGTCGGAGGTGGGGCCAAATATAACCCAATACAGCCAAAGGATAAATTTATTCATTTTTTCTCCTTCAAAAGTGCCAGAACTTGATCTAAAGCATGTCTGCGTCCTAAGTTGAAATTCATGTCTTCACTGAGATAACTTTGTTTATCTATTATATCTAATACATTCTCTCTCAACTTCTCTGTGTAAGAGGTTAGCGCAGTGGTAAGTTCAGTCTCTAAGTTTTTCCTTACTAGTTCATATTCGGGAAACAAATCAAACTTCTCATCAAACCGTTCCAACGCTTCTGCAATAACCCGGGAGTGGATCATCCTATTGAAATGCTGGTGTGGGGAGGCATACATACACACCTAAAAATATGACCTGTATATTTTTTAGAAATCGGGTCTTTGACTGAAATTAGATTCTTACCGCAACTTAGACATTTAGGTCTTTTCTTCTGGTAAACCTTCCGGCGATAAGCCTTATATTTGTCAGTTTTCTGATAAGCCTTCTTGTAAGCCTTCTTGTAAGCCTTACCCTTGGAAGTTTTTTGCCAAACAGCTTGACGGCTAACTCCCAATCCTTTTCCCTTTTCAGATAAAGTTTCAAGCATGGGAGTCATGGCCAGAAATAAAACGCCCAGAACGCAAGTAAAACCGCTATCTGTTGTAACCTTCCCAATTCGTCAACTCTATTATTATATTCATCAATCAGTTTTTGTCGTTTTGGATCATCTGATTTGGAATAAAGTTTAGTAAAATGAACATCAATCTTTGCTGCCAAAATCCATACCAAAGGACTCATCATTAAAAAGAAAATTGCTTTATTCATTTTTTCAAGCCGTGGTATCGGAGGTAATTAACTTTAGTTTTAACCACTCTTTTATATATTTTATAGCTAAATGATAATCACTTCCCTTTTTATATTTGGCATTTACGGCCAACTCAAATTCTTTCATTTTTATTTATTAAATTTTTTGTGACAAAACGGACATTCAATTTGTTCGTCAAGTAATTTCTGTATCCTTACTTTTTCCAATTTCTCTGCCTCCAGTTTCTCCTTTTCTTGAGCCAGTTTTTTATCCGCTTTTTCTTTTTCAGCTTTTGCCACTTCCTCTATTCTAATTCTTTCCGCTTCCGCTTTTGCCCGTTCATCTGCTAATTCCTTATCCGCTTTTTCTTTAGCCACTTGAGCCAGTCTATCTGCCTCCTCTTTCGCTTTCCTGGCTAACTCCTCGGCCTGTATCCTTTCAGCTTCGGCTTCAGCTTTCTGGTCTGCTATTATTTTTTCTGCCTTTATTTTCTCTGCCTCGGCCTTCGCTCGTTCCTCGGCCATCTTGATTTCTCTAGCTTCCGCTTCCTCTTTTAATTTGATATTTTCCACTCTAATTCTCTCTTGCTCCACTCTTTGGGCTTCCTCCAAAGCTAATCTTTCTTCCTCAGCTTTTTTCTCATCGTTAATCCTTTTTTCCTCAGCCAGTCTCGCCTCTTTTATTTCAACAAATCTTTCCTGCTTTTCTAGATATTCCTCGATTGGAACGATCAAAGCCTTTAATACATTGGCAATTCCGTCAATCGCCTTTCCCTCTCGTAATGCTTGTTCTTTTAGTTCCACCCGTGCCTTTTCAATCGCTATTCTTTTATCTCTCAAAAATAATCTACCAACCCTTGCCATTTGCATTTCTACCTTGTTATTTTCGTCCGTTACCACAATGTCTTTGGCCTTTTTCTCCCACTCGGCGGCTATCTCAAAATAATTTGTGAATTTATCTAAGATATATTGAGATTTAGTTATCTCCAAACCACTACTTTGGACTATTAGTTGTAACTGATTATTAGCATCGCTCATATTTTTGATTCACTTACCTGGATAGGTGATAACTAACTTTTTAGGTTTTAATTTGAAATGATAGCCATACTCCACAGAGCTGTGTATCTCCTGCTCTTCATACGTTTGAGCGAATTTGATGGCATCTGATATGTCTACTAATTGCCCAATTTTGGATATAATACGAAAATTATCCGCATCACGACGGGTAATTTTGTATCTTTTACCGTCCCAGGCAATCATAATTAAATCGTTGGCACTCATTTCATTTCTCTTTCAAGGTAGATAACTGGGTGGTGGGATTAGTCATATCTCTCTCCCCTCTTGGTGGATTAATCATGGGTTTCAACCAAACAACCAGTACAAATAAAACAGTTATCCGAACCACACTTACAGGGGTCGCCAAGGTCTTTCCATCTATGCCCTCGCCAACTGCAAATAAAGAGCCAGCGAAGCCACTGAATAAGACTCACTCTCATCCATCCGTATTCTTTGAAGTGTGCTTTTAATTTGAAATTCATTTTTTATTCAAGGTAGATAATTTGGGATTAGGAATTTGAGTAAGGCGCTCTATTATTGTTTCTATATCTTCACTAATTAGATGATTGCCATTAAACCATTTCCATAATTCTTTACCGATAAATCTCCTCTCCTCCTCTTTTGCCTTGGCTAGTTCTTGGGCGATAACTGCCTCAACAAAATCTACAATAGCTATATAATCTGGATTCGCCTCAGAAAATCCCTTACTTCCACAAACCATATAGTAATGGGCAATCATCTTAGAAAACATCTGTTCCCAGTCTGTTAATTTGGTGGGGGGTGTCATGGTAACTCCTCCTTTTGGTTTTTTGAAAAATCCATAAGGGTCCACAATCCACGCTTTTTGTTCTTTTGGTGTGGCTGGCCTAACTTCACGACTAATCACTTTAGTATTACACTTAACACAATACTTAAGGTTTTTGTCTAGTATGTGGCTGCACTGATCTGTCATTTTTCTAAATCGATGACAATAGATGAAAGAGTATTCATTTATATTGCTTCAAACAAATATCTTTGGCCTCATTCATAGTTTTTTCGAAACCATTCGCCAAGTAAGTCGGCAGCCAGCAGCTTATTATTTTACCGTGGGCATCCTTCTCAACATTAGTCCCTCTATATTTACAGCTATCATTCCAGACCAGATTAAAGTCCTGCCCGGCTTTATATAAACATGCCGTTAAAGCTATCCCTTGGGCAGTATCTACAGCCGCTTCCTGTTTTTTTTCTTTTTCCAGTAAAGCCTGTTTTTGAAATTGGACCAGAAAGAAGCTGCCGCCGATTACCAGAGAAGCGAGAACAATAGCTAAGGGGTAAGAGAGATTTTTCATTTAAGTTCTTTCCGGCAGCCGAAACGACAATTGGCATACCCCAAAGGACTATAAGGTGAGCCGTGAGGACAAATATCTAAACTTTCTTCTTCCTGGGATTTTTCAACAATTTTTTTTGGAGCGGTGGCGGTTGGAGAAGGCTGGAGACCTAATTCTTTTTCACCGGCCTTTTTAATCAGCCAGGCAATATAACTTGATTTTTTATTATTCTCTAAAGCACAAAGCCGCTGCAGATAAGTATGTATTTCATCAGATAAAGTAATACTAAGACGGACCATTTGTATATATTATTACATAACAGTATGCACTGTCAATAGGTAAAAGTGGATAAAAATTCAAAAATGGCCTTAGGTACTTAGCCTCAACTTTTTTTAATCGAGGGTAAACTAGGAGGAACTGGAGTGGAGGAGGGAGGCCCAGGTTTTTCTCGATGGGACCCATTTGCCCCTATACCCCCCCATCCTCTTCGGATTTTCTTAGTTATTATCAATTGACTCTAAACAAAGCTATTGACCCCTATAAATAAACATCTATAGGCCATGCACTGCCTTGTTGTGCTTATTCGTGCCTAGAGAACTAGGCATAATAGGTATTATACCTAGTTATTTAATGTTTATGGTATTTTCATGCCCATTGCTGAACTTATGACCCGCTGTAGTGCTTTGTAGCGGCCAAAAGTTGTCCGGGCCGATTATAGATGTGTTGCAAACTCCGTCCCACCACACCCCACAACATCTCATACCAACGCTTTCCCTAACTTGTTAGCTTTTACCCTCTCTCCTCCTAATTCTTTAATTTCACCATTCTCTCTTTTTATTGTCTTCATTCATACGTTATTGAGGCTGGGGAGCAATACGATTTGGGGCTTGACACGCAGTATCTAATATGCTAGACTATGAGCATAAGTCGATTATGAAGCTAATTATCTATCTAGTTACCATTTTACTCTTTCTCCTCTTCGCTTGGTCACAGCAAGCCCGTCTAAACGCCTACAGTAAATGGTACTGCTCACAAGTCTACAAGTTAAACCCCGACTGTTCGGGGAATTACACTAAGGGAATTAAATGAACAACTATAGAATTACTTATAAAAATGGAGCTGAATTGATAGTCAAAGCAAACACTGCCCTAGAAGTCATTAAAAAATATGATCTATCTACAAAAGAAAACATTAGCACTATATTATCAATCATGGACAAGGGGGTGACGAAATAATGTACGGATTAAGTAAAACCAAAATCATTGATTCTGAGCAATTTTGGCAAGAAGTGTCTCTAAGAGCTGAAAACAACTACGGCGACTGGGAAATGAAATACCCGATTGCTTTTAGGTGGGTTAACCGAGCAATTTTGGATATTGTGACCGACTGTGGTTGGAACGGTAAATATTACAATGCTTTAATAGCTAAAAATAATCTAACAATGCAACGTATTGCTAAAGATATGGTACGACTTGATTAAGGCTTGACACTGTACTGCTCGGACAAACAGTACAGTGATGAATCCTTACAGTTAAAATTAAAGATTCAACGAAAGAGGTGAAAATATAAATGATTATTGAAAATGCTTTTAACAACAATAAATGGTCAATGGCAGGTGAGGGTTATGACTATGTCAAATATATGGGCGACCATGAACACCTTTTAAAAAATAAAGAGGGCGGATTTGAAGTTTGGTTTACCAATAATAACCATGCAAGTTATGGGCTTGTATATAAAAATACCCACCTTGAGTTTGCTCGTAGTGTTTGAGGCTTGAGCTTGCATCTATTTGGGTGCAAGCATGAAGTCTTACGATTAAATTAAGACTTATGAAAGTGAGGTGAGTATAAATGAACGATAAAACAAGACTATTTTTTGTAGTTAGCAGTAAAAAAATCAATCCAGAAATCTTTGACAACTACGAAGATACTTGCGAACTATACAATAAAAGTGCATATGATGAGCATCCTGTAATAGCTATTTATTATGAAGATCTAGCAGATACGTTTAAGCATGTGACGTATCTTTGAGGCTTGAGCGTGTGGGGTTTCAAGCTTGCAAAAGCCTGCAAGCCCCCACGCATGAGGTCTTATATGAAATACATTTTATTTGCATTAAGTTGCATTGTTCTTGTGACAATTCTTACTTGGTTTACTACACCAGATCATTCTGTTGATTTAGAAACTCGCCGTTTGTGTCGTGAATATGCCAACCGTGACCACGAAAAAGAAATAGCCCCGCCCCGTTATCTTTGGTTGGGTCGGGATTTCGTAAATAACTACGACTGGTACAACAGTTGTTTGAACCACAGTCGATACCCAGTTATGATAAATTACAAATGACTACTATTCGCACCATTTACAACAAATTATGTTCATATTGCCATAAAAGGCGAGTACCATTTAAACGGCGGAGATATTGCCGGAAAAAATGCCAACGCCGAGCCCAGTACCAGAAACACCGGGAGTATCAAATTGCCTGGCATCAATTGAAACGTGACCGGCAATCTACACGCCTGAAACTGGACAAGGACCAATGCCCTTACTGTAAACAGAAGCGGTATTATAAAAACTTGAAGCAACATTTTAGATGGAGACATACCAGCAACTTACACGGAAAGGAGGTGGTGGACGATGCAAGACAAAATTGAGAAGCAAATGGCCGAAGCCAAAAAAGCTACAGCTCAAACACTAGCCCAAATCGAATCACTATTGCTACAAGCATGGCTTGATGGCAAGTCAGCAGGTCTGGAGGTAGCCAAAAAGATTTATAATTCATAATAAGGCTCAATACCTTAAAATAAAGGAGGTGAATAATATGTGGCAAATTATAGGTGCTGTTCTGATTTTATGGGCAATAGTCCTTACATTAGGAGCCATTGTTACTCTTTTAAATTGAACGAGTCTACACCGGCAATCTACACGCCTGGGGACGTGGCATAAAACTGTCGAAGAAATCCCTCAAAGCTAGCATTGAAGTCCTGCTTCTCTTCTTTGTTAAACATGAAGAAATTAAACTGCTGGTTTCCCTGCGGATGCTGGTTCGGACTGCCAAATGGGGTGGACCAGCCAAAGAACTCGCTGAACTTATCCGCAAACGACTTTCGGGCCAACCAGTCTGGGTGTTCAATTGCGTCCTTACCAAAAAGTTTTGTAGCTTCCAACCCATCCAAATAAGTCTCCATTACTTTGTCTTGAATAGCAGAGTGAAACCGTTGCCGAGAAATTTTATCAATCTTTTTTAAATATACCTGCACAGCTTCGGATTCAAGAATCTTTTTTGCCAATCCATGCCGAGCAGAACTAGGGGCATAACCAGCGGCAATTGCAGCTCCCTCTCTCGTTTT